GGCACCTTCATCTTTTTTATCTTTAAGAGTAAGAAGATACATTTTATTCTACCTCGCAAGCCTGTTTATAAAGATCTTGAAAGATACCTTTAACAATATTCTTATCAAATTGAAATTCCGATTCATCAATATAACGATTTAGAATAGAAAGGGTATTTTCTTCCTCATCAATCTCAAAATCTTCATTCCCATGTATTTCAAAATTCTCAATAATTTTCAAATCTTGAACACCTACCGAATAAAGTTTATCAATAAATTTATCAAAATCTTTTGATTTAGACTTCTTACGAACTATAACCTTGACAATTTTATTTTCATATTCGGTAGCATTGAACAGTTTATAATTGGTATCCTCATAATAAATGTTATAGAATAATTTATATGGATTGTTAATTGGAGTATGAGTGAGGGTTTCCGTATCAAAGATATGAAATCCTCTTGGATCATTCACATCATTCCAAAACATCTCATATGGATTACCCAAATAAAATATTTTACCATTCTCTGAACGTGTGTGAAAATGTCCGGAAAATACTTTATCAAATTTATCAAAGACCTTAACATCCATACCAGTTTCCATCATATGTCCACGAGTAGCTCTGAATCCATTAACTTCAAGATGGCCCATCACGATTTTACTGGTGGTCTTTTCAATTAAATTTAAACTCTCCTCATAATTTTCAGAATTAATCCAAGGAAGCATTAAAATTTTCAACTTATCTAATGTAAGTTCTTGTGCTTTTGAATAAGTCTTTATGTTTGGATAGTTAACTAAAAGTAACTCCGGCGAATTTACATTATTAGTATTCTTATAGTAACAGTCATGATTACCAGTAATAGCATGAACCTTATACTTTTTAAGTGGTTCAAATACAACTTTTTTTGCCCATTCAAGACTTTGATAATCAATTGACTTACGACTATCAAATACATCCCCCATATGAACAACAGTGTCTATCTTATGCTCTTCTAAAGACGGAAAGAAGACATCACGATAAAACATCTCAAAGTAATCATGAAGATGCTTAGAACCCTTCCTAGCCCCATAATGGGTATCAGTAATAATAGCAATCTTCATTTCTCTAAATGTAACTGTACATTAAAAGAAGCTGATATTCTATCATTATCCGTTTGGTTTGGATATACTTTATGAAGAAGTGAAGATGGAAAAAGAAAAATTTTAGATTCTTTTGCAATCCATCTATATGCTTCATAGAAATTACATCTTTTGCGAATTTCTTCATCATACCATTGCAATTCTTTACATTGCACATAACCATTAGGTGATATAAATTCTAGTGCGCCACAATCTTCAGGAGTTTTAAGATAGAAAACACCCGCCATATCACACATACCATGATAATGGATTTCATTATGATCACCTTTCTTATTAATATTTGCCCAAAAACAATCTATATTCATAATTAGATCCTTTGAAAAGATTCTATTTGTTGAAAAATATTTAACAACTGCGTCGTGAATAGTATTAAATAAAATATTTTTATCAGGAAACTCTTTCGACTGCCATCCACCATAGTTTGAAACAACTCTTCCAATTGGATCTTTCCTTTGCTCCTCATAAACAAATTCAATTAGTTGATCTTTTATTGACGGGTAATCATCTACTGTAAATTGATGAATAAGAGTAGGAAAAATTGAAGTTATCATCTATTACGATATTGTATATTATCCTTAATCTGATTATAATCAGAACTACTACTTGAAAGAGCAGTATCATCAACCATCATAACTTCATCAAACCCACTCCTTTCAATAATCTTTGTTTTAATATCTAATTGCTTTTTCTCTTTTTGTATTCTCCTAAGAAAAGCATAATGAATTATCTGTGTAAAATATGCAAAAGGGTTTCTTGATTTTTCCGGATCAAAGTTATGAATATACTGAACACAATTCTCTATGCCATCAGAAATCATATCCTCACGGAACATATAATTAACAAAGTTCGGTTTATACGACAAATGAGTAGCAATCTTCAAAAAACACTCCCCAAGAAAATTAGGTATCCGTGGCTTTCCTTCCCATGGCCCTGACTTTGGCGGATCTTTCTCATACTTTTTTATAAATTTTTCTCTCGCTTTAGAAACCTTTGATCTATAAACAATCATCGCATCTAACAAATCTTTATTATTTACATAATGTTCCGTCTTCTTTTTAGGCATAACATTGGAATTCCTGTCTTAACATATAGATATTATAACATACTTTTTTAAGGCTTGACAAGTTTCATAATTGCAGGTAGACTAGGTTTGTCCCCATTAAAGATAAGTTCTAGTTTTCTTTAATATTAAAAAGATCTTCTAGATTCTTACGAGCATCTTTAACCGAAGAAACATATCCCATTTTAGATGATGGTCTAGTATAACCATTTGGTGTATGAATTTCTATTTTTTCTTCATCTGAAATAAAGTTTTCATATATTTCAATTAATTTTCTATCTGTAGATTCCGTCATTGTAATAATTTTATCAGATTTTATCATAAAAAAGTCTTCATCAGATAATTCAATCCAAGATTTAACTTTAACATGAGATCCTCGTCCATTCTGAAACATCTTCATGACTATTGGATTCTGAAGAACTATTACAGGATCCCCATCATTTTCATCAACACTAACCAATGAAAATATTTCTTCTCCTGATACCAATTTAATAATTGAATGAAACTCTTCTCCCATTAGTTTTTAAGTGGTATGTTTACAATATCATAATTAAAATTTTCTTCATTATAAACTTTAATCCTTTCAATTAAATGATTCAAAGTATAATTCCTCCTAGATTTATAACTAATATCGTCAGCAATATCATATAAAGTTGCATTTGTTTTATTTGTTCCTTTTCTTAAAACTCTTCCTATGGATTGAAGATTTCTTATTCTAGATTTAGATGGAGAAGCAAAAATTACATTGTGTAAATTTTTGATATTAATTCCGGTAGAAAAGGTTCCGTAAGAGGCAACAATAATAGCATTATTCTCTTGCTCAGTGATTTCGCGAACTTTCTCTCGGTCTTCAGTATCCACGCCACCATGAACAAAAAAGACATGACGAATTTCAATGTGGTTATTATTATTTATTAAATCATATAATGGTTGCCCATGCCCTTCTACTCTTGCATATAAGATAAGAGTATTACCTTTTAGATCTAAAGCAAGATTTTTAATAAAATTATTTCTACGATTATGACCAATAATATATTGAACTTCATCTTCATATGTCTCAAATTTATTCGGTGAGTGTTTCAATAGAAGTACATTGATATCCAGTTTAGCCAAATGCCCTTTCTTCATTAACTCGTCAGTTTTTATGATCTTATAGGAAGGTCCAAACAATCCCTCAAGAACCCATTTATGTGTTTGAGTTCCATCAAGAGTTCCAGTAAATCCGTAACGATACTTAGCATTTGCTAACTTAGTCATTATAGATATAAGTGACTTTGATTTAAACTGGTGCGCTTCATCCCCAATAACCACAGAGAATCTCTCAAAATATTTTCGGGGAAGTTTGTAGATTGATTGCCAGGTAGTAATAATAACTTGAGAGTCTGTCTCTCTTTCTCTACCAGCGTATATCTTGTGGCAAAATGAACCTACGTCCCAGCCATAGTCTGCAAAATCTTTATACATCTGCTCTACTAGGGAAGTCGTCGGAACAACTATCAGAATATTTTTCCCTGTCTCAACAAAATATCTCACAATCGAATATATCATCAGAGACTTTCCAGAAGCAGTTGGGGATATCAACAGCTTTCTATTATGTTTTAGAGCGTCGTATACTCCCTCAACTTGATAATGTCTAGGTTTATATTTGCATATAGCAGTCATATAATCCTTTACACCTTCCTTAGATATACCATCATTTATTTCAAAGGGTAATCCATAATATTTGTTATTTACAAATTCATATGTATAACTATGATCCTTACAGAATTGAACTATCTTATCCAATAATCCAATATATATCTCCCCAGTCTGGGTATTAAACAGTCTTATCTTGCCATCCCAAAATTTCTTTTTATATGCTGGTGAAAACTTCGCACCAGGAACTTCAAAGGTAAACTGATCTGCTAATTCATAATAGACGTGTATCTCTGCCTGCACGTGCAGATACACTTCATTCTTCTTTGATATAATCAAATGTGACATGATACTAGATCAATATCAAATATTTATCACCCATATCCTGCTTGGAATTTCATAAACTCAATTGCATTTTTAATCTGAAAAGTTCTATTAGATACATTCTTAATAATCTCCTCAAGGAATTTTAAAGTAGTATCATAATATCTTATTTTAAGATCTATTTTAGACATCTTCTCATCAGCTTCCATATGCCTTTGTATGGCATCCTTTTCCCTAACCTTATACGGAAAAGGTTCTTCAGCATACACCTCTGCTGGTGCCTTACCAGTATAGAAATTGTATCTCTCTAAACGTGTTTTGTTATATTGCTCTCTTGCTCTTTCACGCAATAAAGTAATCGTATTATAAACAGTATAATACTTGGAATGTAATTGAGGAATTTTTAGTGATTCATCATGTAGATTATCAGGATCAATGACAGCATCTCGCTCCCACATCTCCTGAATTTTATCAAGGTTCATAAGCGAGTTCTACCGTCTGCAGCTACTATATTGAATATAGTATACTTGAAAGTGACCTCTGCTGTAAAGTAGTTTATGTCACTTTCTGAAGCATCAAAATCTAAAGAAGTTAATGATACTGGAAACAATCCTAAAAATTGTACAATAGCAACATCTCTATAATTGCTATTTAAAATATGTAAACTACCGTCACTATATTGAAGTGATGGATCTTTTCCACCATCTTGATCTGTAATTAAATTTTGATGTTCTGTTACTATCTCTGGATATCCAAGACCTCTCAACCAATTATGAATGGCCATATAATTTTCTAGATTTTCATCAACTAAAAATCTTAATCCAAAATCTCCATATTGTAATTTATCACCAGGTACATCAATATCTTTTAAATAAGTTGCTTGTATTGCAGTTCCTAAAGAAATATCAGGAATTCTTGCAGAATTGCATAAAAAAGATGCCTTGGGTTCTTTTGCCAGGGTAAATTTAAACCCAATAGGAGATAAAAAATTCCTATTATCTATTTGATTAGAAAAAGCATTTCTAGTTGCCATTATTATCCTCCGTTGCCTCCACCACCGTTGCCACCATTGCCGTTGCCGTTGCCACCATTACCATTGCTAGAATGGCCATTACCATTTCCAGTACCGTTATTGGATTTTCCATTTTCACCATCCTCATCTGGTTCAATATATCCCCCTCTACCTACATGGTAACCACGAGGAACTATTATACATCTATTACCATCATAGTATTTCCCTGGAGGGCATCTTTTAGTAGCTGCCTCTTCAATAAATTTATCAAAATCTTTCATTAGTCATTAAGAATTTGTTCGTACCATTGCTCACTCATACCCATAATAATGTTACCTGCCATGTCAGTATTGTCAGCATACCCTTCACGAATTAGATAATCGGTAATCTTTTTCGTGCGTTCATGTGCTTCTTTTAAATCTTTAGGTGTGAAGGATTTCATTGTAAGACTACTTTTATTTGTATTTATAAGTGAGTTATATCATCCCAAGTTTTTGAATATTTAGATAAAAAAAGAGGGGTGTTAAACCCCTCCTCTCTTATCAATCAAGTGAAACTACTCCACCATCAGGATCTACATCCACTAACTGAGATGGTCTTACACCAAACTCAAATGGCATCCAGTTCTTATCACCTTTAAT